CGGTGCTGTTTGTCGTCTTCAGCCCGTTTTCCAGCGCCGTCGTCCGGTTCCCGATGCTGGACAACGTATCGCCCTGCTGAGTGACTTTCGTGGTCAGGGTATCCACTGCTGACGCGGTGGCATCGGCGATTTTCTGTGCGCGGTTCGCTGCGGTGACGTTGCGCAGATGCCAGTCTGCTGCATACCAGACCGTACCAAAGGGTGAACTCTGGTTAACCTGCAGGAAGGGGCGCAGGAAATTCGTGTCAGACGGCACCGTAAAGCGCCATGTTGCGCGCTTCCAGGCCGCCGTGGTTTTCGTGTTACCGCCAGAAAGTCTCGCTTTAACCCCTTCCGTCGCTGAGGTGCCGCTGGCGATATAGAGATTAAAATCGGCCTGACCGGCGCCGCAGGCTACCAGGGCCGACATCTCGAAGACATCACCCGGAGTGACAGCAATGTTGTTTATTTTTGGGACATGATCGCGGCCTGCCAGACGAACCACGTACGCAAACGGGCAATCCCCGGGCACGCCAGCAGCGCCGGATGATACGACGTCATACCCCATGCGGTCGTAAGAAGGATCAAATGCCGGGTTAGGTATATAGTCATCCCCGGCTGCTTTTGCGGCGCTAATTGAGCTGTTGAGGGAAGTGATATTACTGTTCGCTGCAGTCAGGCCACTTTCCGTCTTCTCCACTCGCCCGGTCAGTGACGTCAGCGCGCTCTGATCCGCCTTTTTACTCACATTCGAGTTCGTCGTGGTCAGGTCATTCTGCAGCTTTGTGATTGCCTGGCTGTGGCTGGCCAGTTTCCCTTCCGCTGAGTCAACGCGACTGGTCAGGTCAGTCACGGCAGAGGCATTTGCCTTCTTCGACACCCCGGTCGACGAAAAAACGTCGACTTTACGGATATACAGACGCGCACTGTTTGACGGTACCCAGCCCCCGGCGGCAAACCGCAGATAGACATAATTCCCGGTAAAGTTTTCCGGAATGGTCAGCTCCACGGTTTTCGTCTGCCAGCTGGTCGTCACGCCACTCAGCCACGGGGATTCTGAGGATAGCCAGGCGACAGGATTGCCCAAATCAGTTATCACACCAACGGTATCAGACGATACGCTGTTCATCGTTTCCGATGTTTTGTACTCAAATGAGACGGTAAGCGTCAGCCCGGCCTCAGCAGGGATACGCGTGACGTTGGCAACCCGAACAGAGCCGGTTGTCGTTCTCAGCGCTTTTTCACCTGCATCATACGTGAATGCCGAGCCGGTACCGGAGTTCTCCCAGAACGACAGATCCACATCCATGCCGCCGTTACTAATCAGGCTCCCTTCAGCCAGGGTGTTTTTCAGCATCGTCAGCTGGCCAGACTGTGTGGTCAGGTTGCCTTCCGTCGCGGATACCCGGTTGGTTAACGCCGTGACCGCGCTCGCATCGGCCTTTTTACTGACGTTTGAATTGGTTGTCGTCAGGTCGTTCTGCAGTTTAGCGATCGCGCTGCCCTGGCTGGTCAGCGTTTTATCCTGCTGGCTGACGCTGGACTGCAGGCCCGTGATGGCGTTGCTGTTTGCGGCCACGCCCGACTCTGCTTTACCGACGCGGTTAGACAGCGAGGTCAGCGAATTCCCCTGGCTGGTTAACGTAGTGCCCTGCTGTTCAACCTTTTGCGTGAGGGACTGCAGCGCGGTTGCATCGGCTTTTTTACCCAGACTGGTTTCCAGCCCGCTGATTTTGCTGGCCTGTGCGCTTTGTGCGGTCGACAGGGAACTCAGCTCCTCCGCCACCGAGGATTTATTCTCGTTGAACTGCGTCTGCAGCGATTCCCGGGCTGTCACCTCTGCTTTATCAGCAGTGATACGGGCATTCATCTCCTGAAACAACAGGCCAGAGCGCAGGTCTGCCAGATTATTGCTTTCACTCGTCCCCCGCATCTGCGTGGCCAGCGTGGCTCGCTTATTCGCTTCTGCCGTATCGGCATTCGCACGGGCTGTCGATTCTTCGCGCAATGCTGCAGTGCTGGCTCCCGGCGTCGGTCGACCCACGGCAATCCAGTCAATGATGATGAAATTATCATCAGACTGATCCACCGTTAAATCGAGGCGAAACTGGACAACCGGCTTGCTGTCATCGCTTCCCCAGGGAATGTCCTGAATACTGAGAACAGCCCTGCCACTGCTGTCATAATCCGGCTCTGCGACGGTCAGCATGCGACTGTCGTTGAACGACTGACCTTCATAGCGCCAGCGGATTTGACCACTCCACGCGGGCGTCCCCGTTTTCTTAAGACGCAGTTTCAGAAAGCGGTACGCTGAGCCACTGATACTGATTCCAGGAGATGTAATGTAAGCATCTGTCGCATGGTTTGCCGGTCTCAGCCAGCCGTTTTCAACAACCGAAGGCGTGCCGCCGTTAGATGTCCAGCCTTCCCGGTCGTTATCAAAGTACCAGATAGCCTGGCTGTCAAACTGCTCCCCGGTTCCCGCCGAAATCTGAGCCATCTGTGTGGCCAGAGAATCATTCACATTCTGGATGATTTGCTGTGTCGACTCGATAGCTGCAACACGCTCGTTTTTTTCATTCAGCAGCTGGTCTGCCGCCTGCGCCGCTTTCGCGTTGACGTCCGCAATGCGGTCGGCAGTCTCCTGTTTTACCGCTTTGTCCCAGCCTGTATTCGCCTGGGCGATGGACTGTTTCAGACTGTTTTCAACCGTCTGCAGCTGGGATTTTAACGCAGCATCCCCTTCGGCCAGGGTTTTGTTAACGTCAGCGATCTGCTGGTCAACGGAGGCATTAATATCGCTCACGGCATCGGTGATGCTCTTGTTGACTGCCGTGATATTGTCACTGAGCGTCTGATTTACGCTGTTGATATTCTCCGTTATCGACTTGTTGACCGCCTCTATCTGCCCGTCAACCTGCTGGCGGATCTCAGACGCGGAATCATCAATACTCTGGTTAATATCGGTGACCTGCTGCGCGACTTCTTCACGAATAGCATCGGCGGTTTTTGTCAGCTCCTTGTGGGTCTCCTCAATATCCCGCTGGGCTTCCTGCCAGGCTTCCGTATCCTTAATCGCATCGGTCAGCTTGTCGTAATACTCACCGATATCGTCGCTGGCCATCCCCTGCACCCAGGCGGTCCACGGGCTTTCATTGCCGATACGATCAACGATCCGCGCGCGGTACCAGAATATCGCCGCAATCTGCAGGCCCATCTGCTGATACGTTTTACCCGGATACGCCACATCAGACAGCGCCATCGCCCCGTTGCCGTTGGGATTAGGACTGTACTGCAGCTCGGTTTTCTGCGTATCGCCGCTCCCCTCCGGGAACTCCCAGTTCAGCTGCACGCCATGCAGCAGGGAAGTGGTGGTCAGCGCCAGCGGTGCCGACGGCAAACCGATTTTTCCGGTCAGCGTTTTCTCTTCTGAGTATGCCCAGCCGCTGGAGACCTCTGCAGCGTTGATCGCCCGGACACGGGCCAGATAACGACCGGCGTAAATGCCGCTGACCTCGAACGAGGTGGTCGAGCTGCGCGGCACGTTAATCCAGTTACCGTCATTACGTCGCCACTGCGCTTCATACGAAATCGCATCTTTCACCGCATTCCAGTGCACCTGCATCGTTTCAACGCTGATGCCCTGATTCACCACAGAATACGAGCTGATGACGATATTTTCCGGCGGTGACTGGTTCCCCGGAGGAATAACGCTTATCGGGCGCTGGTCGATGATCGCGCCGGTATCGATACGCGGAAATTTATCCGGGTCGTGGGCCACGCCGGTGATTGTATACGTGGCATTGTTGTTGTCCTTTACCCCAATCACGCGGTACTGCTGTGTATACAGATCGTCGGACTCAATAACCCATACGCACTCTGTTTCCGGCGTCTCACTGTAGGCCGTAGTGACTGTTATCTGCCGTCGACCGTTGACTGACTGGATCGTCCGGGCCTGAGATATGCCTGACGGTAGGTTCAGCTGCAGCCGGTCACCGGCTTTTGCATCAGTATCCCGGTCAAGGGTAATCACCCGGCCATTAACCGCACTGATACGCCCGCCGTTCACGCGTCCGGCCAGCAGTTCATCAGCCAGGCCAATGATGTAGCCCGGCTGCGGAATTTTGCCATCGAGACCGACATCGATTTCAACCATGCGGTCTTTGTTGTTGGTCAGAATGCCCCACAGCCCTTTCCTGTGGGCTTCGCTCTGCCGGGTACACCCAATGGCCGTCACTTCGAGCTGGTTAAAGCTGTAGCGGGAAACCAGCTCCGGGACGAACGCCGGTTCCATCGCATCAGCATACGCATTCGCCGGGTCGGACCAGGAGACCAGCGCGTTGGTGTAGCGGGCCTTGCTTGTGCTGCTCGAATAACGCGGTTTGCCAATAATGTTCGCCCGCGTGTAGTTGAAATCAACATCGCGCGGCATATCCGCCTGCACAACAATCTGCTCACCGCTCCAGCAGGTCATTCCCCGGAAAATAGCCGCAAAGTCACGCAGCACGGTGTAGGCATCATTGCGTTCCTGCACGTAAACGTTACAGAGATAGCGAGGCTCCATGCCATCGCCGCCCCTGCCATCGGGGACCATCTGATCGCAATACTGCGCAATCTGGTACAGCGTCCATTTAGAGATATTCGCGCTGGTCAGACGGTTGCCGAGGCCAAACCGGTCTGAAACAACGATATCGTAATAAATCCATGCCGGGTTATCCGTCCAGGCCCATTTAAACCCGCCGGTCCAGGTGCCGGTATACTCGCGGCTCTCCGGGTTGTAGTTATCAGGAACGCGGATCACGCGCCCGCGTGGCTCACAGGAAATTTGCGGGATGGAACCATTAAACTGGCTGGAGTCGAACTCGATATAGAGCAGCGCGGTATGCGGATAGCGCAGCTTCGCGTCGATTACTTCTGTGTAGCTCTGTAACGTCATCACATCGCCGATTTTGACGCTGTTGGCGTCCGGCGATACTTTCCGCAGGCGGAGCGTCCATGTGCTCCCCGCTTGCGGCAGGTCGATGCGGTGGCTGCGCTCATAGCCGGAAGTGGTTTTCCCGGTAACCGCCGTTTCCAGCACGGTCTGCCATGCACCGCCATCTGTCTGCAAATCGATGGCGTATTTAACCGTGTTGCCCACCACGTCACCATCATCTTCCTGCTTCATCAGGGACGGCCACTTCAGACGGACGCGGACGGCAGATAGCTGAGTATTTGTAAACGTATGGCTCCAGGCGGTTTCGCTGGATATTTCTGTTCCGACGCTGATTTCATTTTCAGTGCCGGGAATGCCTTGAATATATTTTTGTGCCTGTGTTCCGGGACGAAATTCCCAGGCCACGCCGGAAAAGTTCTCTGACCCGTCGGCATTTAATAGCGGGGTACCATCGAGATAAATATCCTTGCCCGTTAATTCACCTGCAAATTCTCCCTCGCCCAGCGCGATGAGAATTTTGGCTTTTGCTACGGACTGTAAATCATCCGGCTGCTCCGTCGGCGTGCGCTGGCTTGAGCTGCCACCTTTGCGCCCTTTGATTATGTTATTTGCCATATCGCGTCCATAAAAAAAGCCACCGCAAGGTGGCCTGTACTGGAGGAATTACTGACTGATTATTTATTGCTGGTCTTCGACGTATATTCCTGCGGAAATAATCGCGCCGCCAATTCGCCGCTTACCATAAAGCAAACCAACGGGATAACCCTGTGAGGCGGTATTTGTTACACCGCCAAAGGCATAGCTGGCTTTATTCTCGGGAGATTCTCTGCGGGCTAGACCTCCGGGCTGAGGGGAAAGCATCTGGACGACGCCGCCTAGCATCATGGCTGCGCCGCTGGTCATAAGGCTTGCAGCCAGTGGAGAAGCCGTCCCGCCCGAAACATACGTCATTACCGCGCCCACAACGACCAGCACTGCGCCAAGAATCGTTTGAAGAATTCCGGCCTTTTTACTACCAATGACGACAGGAACGATGCGGACTACTTCTCCTGTAGCAGGAAATCCCAAATCATCCTTACCAATATTCTTCTTGCCCCGGAAAACAGCAAAGGTCAGTCCCTGTTCCTTGCTGTTAAGCATGAATTTTTCGAACCCAGGAATGGTCGCCGCTAATGCGGCCCCCGCTTCATGAATTGTGCTAATTAAACGATAGTGGAACCTGCCAAAGGTTTTTCCCAAAACGCCAGAAAGCTCTATTCGTGTCATGGTTTCTTGCATATATATTCCATTTAAAAACCCGGTTAAGCCTAGTTTTAGTGTTATTTACTGTCCGCATAGCTTACGTATAGCCATGTACCTAATAGTATCGGCCTCATCACGAACGTATACTTTACTGGATAAATAATACTTTGGTGACATAAATGGCAATAATGTAGGCTCAGCAACCAGTGTTATAGCAAAGGGGGTCGGTCCGTTATAGGCACCAAAACTATTTCTCCCGTTAACTTTCCCGATTATGCAATATGCGCCATTTCCAATATCTCTATCATTTATTTCTCTTGTTACCAAATCAGTAAATTCGGCACTATCAGGATCTTTCATTATCCTTTTAATTTCTTTCTTCGCGATATCAGTAATCTGATCATTACCTGGCTTACAGCCTGCCAGGCAAATAGCGCATAAAAATACAGTTAAAAAATTCCTCACTTGCTTCTCCTTTTCAGTCAAAAACTTAAAGTCCCTTGTAGGATAAACCTGAATATGAAGAGAAGGCTAACACAGAGAGTGATGGCGAACGATTTTCATCGTTCGGTCTAACCAGTACCCGCCATACGGCACTCGCTGGCTGAGGTGGCCATAGAGATGGTGCAGCAGCATGTTCCCTTCCAGCAGAATCCCGGCATGGTTCCACTTATCTGCCTGCACCTGCATGATGACCATATCGCCCGGCTGCGGCGGGCCATCAAATTCACGGAACCCGCATTCGTACCAGCAATCATGGTAGAAGTTATCCGGATAATCGTTTTCCCACCAGTGATAGTCGACACGGTAGTCATGCAGCTCGATGCCGTGGGTCTGCCGAAAATAACTCATCACCAGCCCCCAACAGTCGTAATGGCCAAGCACGAACGGTCGCTCGATGAGCGGCAGCTCACCCCTTGGATGGATGGTGCGGAGATCGCCTTCCGGCCAACTGATGATATGCCAGGGGAGCAGCGTGGCATCACACTGCGCTTTATCCAGTTCGCTGGGCTGAGTGGTCGCATCCGGATGGCTGTGAACAATACCGATGACCACACCCCAATCTTCTACCTCTGCGTAATCTTCTGGAGCCAGGACGAAATTATCATTCGACTCGCTGGCCAGGTTCCTGCAGGGGAAATAGCGCTCAACACGCCCCTTCTGAGCAAGCAGCCCGCAGGCCTCTCGCGGGTACTCAGACGCAGCATGCGTCTGAATGGCTTTAATCGTTTTCTGACGCATATCAGCTCCTTATCAACGACGTGCCAGGGAACCCCCCGAACGGCAGCTCGTTGTTTTCACCAAAGCGCAATTTGCACGCCGAGAGCGTCCCATTGCAGACGTCCTTCGAAGGGTCATCGACCGGTTTGTTGTTCTTATCGAAATATTTTGTCCCGGCATAATCACAACCATCGCCGCTGCGGTACTGGTTGCGAATACACCAGGTGCAAATCGAGTGGTATTGCCGGGTAGGAATCATTAGCCCCTGCAGGTCCAGCGGGCTTGATAGGGTGAACTCCACCGCTTCATCGGTTTCAAGATTTTTGGCATCGATAAAATACAGCTGACGCTTTTCCTGCGTAGGGTCTGCGGACGCGTTTCCCTCCGTGAAATTTCGCGCATCGAGATACTGCTTTTGAGTCTCATGTATCGTGATCCGCGCCTGCGCCATGTCGTCGTAATACAGGCATAGCGCTGTAATTGATCCGTCGATATTGCCCACCCGCAGCGTTGGTTGCGCATCGCTCCCCGAGGTGCTGGATTCAATCCCTTCCAGCTCGCACGGCCAGGCTTTATATTCGATACCCTGCCACCAGATACTTTTCGCGGGTAATGCTGCTTCATCCCCACCGGCAGCGATGATTTCCTCTGCTGAATGTGGAACGTTATAACCGTGGAAATACAAGACCTCGCCCATATTAAAAGCGCGGCCGTCTATTTCGAACAACCGGATTTCATCACCCGGCTCCAGTTTCTGGTAATTTGCATTCAGACTCATGGTTTAAATCCCTGAATAAAAGTGGCTGAAAGTGAATAATTCCCGCCGCCCATCGGCACGGGCTTATATTGTTCACAACGGAATAGCCCCGCATCTTCAAGCGGCGGAGTCCACTGAAACGACTTTGTACCTGCATGCCGGTCCAGGAACTGTTTTATTGGTCGGATATACTCCTCAGTACCGACAAAACTCAACTCCCATTCCTGGGACCGGGTATTTAATCCGTCCCCTGAAACCTGCGTATACCCGTCACCAAATTCCGCCTTTCTGGTGCGAAACTTCACGGTTTGCGCAGGGTTTACCCGGGGACTCCAAGTGAATATCTCAATGGCCATTAGCGTTGTCCTCTTACGGCGCTCCAGATAGCGCCACCCGGGCGCATATCCTTCGCCTGCAGCTCACGATATTTTTTCTCGACGAACGACCCAATCTGCTGGCCAAACTCTTCAAACCCTGACGTGCTGTCAGTCGAGGTTTTGTCGCCAGAAATGGTGATCCAGACTTTTGGCCCTTCAACAGACGCTGAGGGCTGGCCGGATGCTGTCGCCCGGATGCCTGAAAACTCATCCGCGGCACGCGGCGCAGGTATCATCGGAGCCGCCCCCATTCCGGTGATCCCCTCTGCGCTTGTGCTGAAACCTGTTCCGACAAGACTTTGAATCGTGGTCAGAAGTGACTGTGTCGCCATATCAATCAGCCCCTTAATGACCGACAGGGCCGGGCCGGAGGACTGTTCACCAATGGCACGGACGCCCAGCGAACCATCAGTCCCTCGGGTCAGTGGCATAATGGCCTCTGGACCAGCCTCACCAAATACCCCCGCGCCTTTGGCAAAGGCGAAGAGCTGCGGGGTGTCGTGGATCTGGTTGCTGTAGGCACTTAATGAAGGGGAATCGTAGACGCCACCTTTTGCGTTGAATTCCACCGTGGCTGCAGCGGCTTCATACGAACCGGACGGCGTATTTCCACCTCCTGCCGCACCTGCACTTCCTCCGATCGCACCGCCAAAAGCAGAACCGACCATGCCAAAAATACTCTGCAGTGCACTGGAAAGCGCGATACGCGTGGCAATTTGCGCCAAATCTGAAAGGATTGAAATAGTAAAGCTTTTGAAGCTTCCTTTACCGGTTATGGCAAAGGAAGCGAGGGAGCTTGCCATGCTGTCAAAGGCACTCGTGGTAAAGCTGGCTATCTGGCTGTTTGCATCCCGCGCATTATCTGTCCAGTTCTTCGCCCCACGCCTGAATCCCGCGCTGTAATCCTGTTCTGCTCTCAGACGATCCTGCACGCTTTGCTCGGTAATCTGCAGTTCCTGCTGCTTTATCCGCTCCAGATCGGCCAGACGGGCCTGATATTCAGCCGATGTGGTATCGATAAAATCTTTCTCCAGCGCAATGCGCCGCTGATTAAAGCGGTTAATAATGGCGTTACGGGCTTCTGCGTCGCTAGCTTCCTGTTCGGAAAGGTTGTACTTCTCCAGATTCAGAGCAGCTTCGCGCTGCATAGCCTGAGCCTCTTCAGCCCACTTACGGCTTTCAGCCTGATATTTCAGCGAGGTTTTTCGCAAGACGGCTTCTTTTTCAAGCTGAATATTCGACTGCAGTTGCGCCCGGATCTGGTCCTGCATATTCACCAGGCTTTGCTGGCTTTTGGTCAGGTTTTCACCCTTCAGCCCGGAGAGTTTTTCATTAAAGGCGACCAGCTGTCGTTCGGATTCTGTCAACGTATCAGTGGTCTGCGCCTGTTCTTTCAGTACTGCGTTTCGTTGCAGTGCCTGCTCCAGCATTCGCTGCCCTTCAGTCTCGCCGCTACCAGACTTTTTGGGTTTATCTTTCTTCGTGGCCTTGTCGTATTCATCATTAATCCCTTTCAGGATCCGCTGATACTCCTGCGAGCCGGATGCGTAAATGCTGTTATTGAGTTTTTTTATCGCTGCAGCACGCTTTTCTGCTGCGGTACTCCCGGCATCCATGTAGCTCTTCAGCCCGGCAGCGTTTTTTATACGGTCACTTTGTGCCTCGGCGTATCCTGCTTTGCTTGTAGCGATAAAGCGGCGTGTCTTTTCGTCAAACTCTTTCTGGTCTTTAGTGAGGAGATCGGTCAAAGCAATGGTTTCACCAAGACTTCCGAGTATCCCCCACTCACGCCCAAGATTTTTTAACTTATCAAGATAAGTTTCCGCGTGTGCCGCCAGCTCTTTCAGTTTAAAGCTTTCCGCATCAAGAGCTTGTTCCATGATGAGCTGCGTTGCTTTCGCTGTTTCCCCTTTATTCGTCAGGCTGATAACCTGTGCGACAATGGATTCATTCAGCGAAATGCCCTGGGCTGTCAGCTGGGCCATCGCATTAAGCGGGTCTCCCTTCAGGGCAGATATTTTGCTGACCAGATCCTCAGCGTTCCCACCGGCTTCAGCGTAGGCTGTCGCAATAAATGCAACTTCATGCAGCAATGCACCACTGAAACCACCGTTTGCCGCAGCGACCACAGCAGAAAGGGAATGTTCTGTACCACCAAGCTGAGCATTGAGGCTTCTCAGTTCAGTGAGAGATAACTGAGCTGACGTTCTCGTTCCGAGTAGCGCCGCATTCAGTTTTTTTGTTTGCTCCTCGGATTTTTTAAACTCGCTGTAAATCATTGAGCCACCGGCAGCAAGCACCGACAGGCCAATACCAACAGGTCCACCCAGCAGACTCATCGCCGAACTAAGCGCCCGGCTGCTGGTCGCTGCAATACGCTGGGTCACAGTAAGCTGGGTATTTGCCGCAGCAGCAGCTTCTGTTGCTGCTGTTAGTGCCGCCTTTCCACCTGTTTCGGCGGCATCAGCGGTCACAACAACCGCTTTGGCGGCTTTTAATTTTTCAAGCCCGCTGGCCTCAAGACGGTTCGCTTCAATGATCGCCCGCTCATTCTTCAGGTGTTCATCCTGATAGCTGACATTCAGCCCGTACAGCTTATTAACTTCGGTTTGTTTCGCGTAATACTCGTCCAGCGCAATCGCCTGCTCACGCTGGGCCTGCGCTGCCGCTATCGTCTTTTCAGCGATAGCAGCTTTATTCAGCGCAGACTGCCTTTCGGCCTGTGCCGCCGCAATTTGTGCCTTTGCCGCCGACTCCAGTTCGGCAGCTGCCTGACGGGCTGCATCCTGCTGTGTCTTCCAGCCTCCTGCCGAACTGTCAAGTCGCCCCTTTAAGGTATGAACGGCGGGGATAAGTGCATTAATTATGCTGCTGCTGGCGACATTACTCCCGGCTGCAACTTCATGAAGCACGAAGTTCAGTTGGCCAGCACCTCGGGTGGCACCGGCAAACTGATCATCATTAGCACCCTGCACGCCGATTTTTTTTGCGGCCTCGACGGTTTTGGCTATCGCTGTTGTCAGCTCGTTAGCCTGTGCTGTCGCCTGCTGATTAAATTTTTTACTGGCCTGCCCTGCGTTCTGATATGCCTCGGTAATTTGCGACCGGAATGCAGCTGAATTCAGATGCAGGGCAACCGATAAGCTGGCTACATCACTCATTGTCCTAGAATCCTCATAACATCAGCACACTGCTGGTCAGCAAGAGAAGGGGAATGGCTGGCAGTGGTTTCTTGAGCGGACAGATGAACAGCTTCACCACCGCTCAGGGAGAACCAGGCCTGCCAGTAAAGAAGAATATCTGCAGGAAGACTGGCAATTTTTCGTGGGTCATACTCCCCCATGCGGGCGGCAAGCGAAAAAACCGCCATAAGCCAGGGGGAGTTCATTAGTTTTTTTGTGCTTCCTCCAGCGTACCGTAGCTAAAACGCTGGACCTTGCTCATCGCCTCGGTTATCGATGCATAGGAGCGTGATTTCATCAGTTCCAGCGGAGAAGGCAGGTTCTGCAGGGGAAGGCCATTTTCGTCGACCAGAGCGCTCAGTACCAGCCCTGCAGCTTCCAGCATCAGCCCTCGCGTATTATCGGGACCGGTCAGCTGTGATGCTTTATCTTCAAACTCTGACATTTCAAAGGCGGTAAGACGTCTGATATGGAATTCGCTGCCAAACAATTGGACAGGAACTGCATCACTGTCAGGGGCCAGAAGGCGGGATTTAACGTCATCTTTCATTGGTTACTCTCCATAAAATAGCCACCCGGACCGGAGGTGGCTGTCACTTCAATAATGATGTGGTTATGCCCCGCTGCTGTTGGCAGTGCCCCAGGTGATTTTGTTCTGCTTTCCCTGCACGGTGATCTGAATGACCTCACTCGCCGGAGCGGTGATTTCGTTCATCTGCCAGCCGGACAGCGCCAGCAACATCGTCGCCGTCCGCTTGTTCGGTAGTTCAACATACAGCTGGATAGTTTCTCGGGCTTCCGCTGCGTTAAGCAGAGCGGCAAAATCCGTATTGCTCGGATCATCAATAAAACCCAGCGACTTTTCAGGCCCGTCAGGCAGATCACTGATGGATTGTTTCTGCTTATCAAGCAGCGTAGTGCAGTCGACAAAACCTCCCGTCTGCCCCATTGCGCCCAGCGCTTTACAGTTAACCAGCGGCTTCAGAGCCGATGCTGCAGCGCCGGGTTCCCCGTATTTTACGATGGTGCCAGCAGGCAACATCGCATATTCAGGCGAACTCTTATCAGCCATAATTTTCTCTCTTTTTTATGAATGGGTAGCTAACGCTACCTGTTTTGAATGCCGTTGCGGATTTCGACCGCTAGGACGCGCAGAACCTTCTGGACATTGTGATCCAGCGCCGGTCGGATAAACGGTTGAGCCACTTGTTTAACGGTGCCAACCTCCTGCGCCAGTGCTTTCATATGATGCTTTTTACTCGGTCCAACCCGGAGGGTGACAACGGTACTTCGGTACTTCGCTGTTCCCTTCCTTGAGCTGATTTTTATACTGTCCCGCATATGAGGGCCGGGGCTTTCTTTGTCAAAGCCGGCATGCTGCTTCATATCCTCCTGGACAACCTTTAACGCCTCACGACCGGCATCCCGTAACACCTTCGTCGCGACCTTTTCCCCCAAAGCGGTTAACTGCCGTTCCAGCTCATCCAGCCCTTTCACCTCCATTCGGATCATGAAGAGTCCTCCACGTAGTGAATGATGAAATCACGAATCAGGCGGTACTGGATGCTGCGGTTCGTCAGCGTCGTTTTATCCTGTTGGATACCACCACGCTCCACATACTGAACCGGGATACCCTCAAGCTGGCCGTGAACGATTGACTTCCATTCCGACCAGATTTTTTTATCAAGTAGCAGCAGTGAGGTGTAATCATCAACGCGGTACAGGTTCACCTGGATACGGGCAGATACGATCCCCGTCCGTAATGTTCCCGAGACCATTTCCGGGTCAGAGATACGCTGAAAGGTCACTCCTTCCTGGACCGTGTCCGGCAGTAAAAGCGGGTACGCATCCATGCCGGTGATGCGCTCCAGCGCGGTTTTAATCGCCAGTTCTATCATGGCGCCCGTCAGCCTCCCCCGTAATGATGATCCGGTCAGTTTTACGGTCGATATTCCGGACTGTATAAACCAAGTCTTTTGTCGTGATTTTCCAGTCGATATCGACCACCACGCCCGGATAGACGGTAAACAGGCAGGTTTCCACCACTTGCTGTTGGTCCATCGTGCGGACTTTTCTTCCCGATACCAGCTCCCGCTTTGCCCAGGCCTTTCCCGATTCAACTAACTTTTCCGGCAGCGGTTCACCCAACGGCCCACGACCGGATTGCATATAGCCAATCACAATGCGGCAGGTCATTTCTTCCGGTTTAAGACTCATAGCGTGTCCTTTAAAGGGAAAAGAAGACTACTTACCGACAACGTTTCCAGCCACTGGCCCCTGAATCCATTCAGATACGCATCGCCGACCAGATACTGCACGGCCAGCCTGATATCCTCATCTGCCACGAATCCACGGACGGTATCAGGGAGCGCTTGCAGCTCCTCATCACTGGTGACCAGCTTGCAGTTGTAATCACGCTCGATGCTTCGCTGTGCGGCGTTAACCATTCTCGTGAGCATGGCGTCGTGCTCAGTGAAATCCAGCTCCAGGCGAAGCTGGGTTTTCACATCATCCAATGTCAGTATCAAAATCACTTTCTCCCTTGCGGGGGGCCATCGCTTTCTTTGCGTCTTCCGGCCATACCGCAATATGACGTTCGACCAGCTCTTCAGCATGGACTGCATCAAAGCAGGCCGTATCGCCGCGCGAATATCGATGATGAGGGCCTAAGAAAACGACGGCCTTACGCCCCGAAGTGTTCGCTCCGACCACAATTTGGTCAGCAGTGTTTTCTGAACCTTCGACATCAGAACCGTCTTCGGTCGCCGCTGGTTTAGTCGCTTTACCTGCCATGTTATTTCTCCTGGAATAGAAAAAGCCCGCTGTTGCGGGCCAGAGGTGGTTGAATGTTTTCTTCTGTGCGACCGTGGTCGCACAGAATACCGGGTCGGTTAAAACAGCACTTTAGTCCCGAGTACAAGCCCTTCAGGATGGCGGAAGCCAATGTCGTGTTCAGTAATAACTCGGATCAGAGACTGGTTGCGGGAGAACGCTGACACCAGATTGCCATCGGCGTCGATATAAGAGGCCTCTTTCGAGAAATCGACCTTCATATTGCCGTCTTCACCAATAACCACGTCATTGAAGTCGGCAAAGTAGATCTCGGACTCCTTACCGCCGGTACCCAGATTGGCAGGAATAGCGCTGGTACGCTGAATCGGGTAGCCCTTCAGCATGCTCTGTGGCCCCTGGGACATTTCCGGATAGACTTTGTTACCGTTGCCATCACGCAGGCCGTACAGCTTCATGTAAGTACGGTTAGACATGCCCCAGCCGCAGCTGATCATGTTGCTGTTACCGTCCATTGCCATCAGGATGATCTTATCGAGATACTCATCAATCGTGTTCAGATTGATTTCAGCAGCTTCCCACGGCAGCAGGCGGTTCCATTCGGTTGCCCGCGCCTTCATACCCGTCGGCGTATCGCCGGTACCGTCATCACGCATGAACGCCTTATCTTCGCGAACAGAAATGGCGGTCAGAATATCTTGCAGGACCAGTTGCTCAACGTTAAACCCGGCACGCCCAATCAGCTGGTTAGAGATTGGCACCATCGCAATCATGGTTTTTGCCGTCAGTTTCACATCATCAAAGCGCGCTTCCGACACTTTGGCATCTTTGTTTTCGCCGGTATAACTTGCCGTTGCACCACCGGCCAGGCGCGGCAGCGCCATATTGCCATTAGGCAACGGAATGGAGCGGGCACCCAGCTTACGGATGATGGTACGGTCACGCAGTAGCTCAATCACTTCGCTGTGCAGGTTCTGCGGGATGAGAACTCCGCCAGATGATGCGGCAGTGGAGATGGCCATCGATACAGATGGGTCATTCAGTTCTTCTGCGGCAAACGTTGCCGCGTCCTGCAGATTGCCCGCCCCCGCTGCAACGGCCATGACAAGACGAGTCATCCCGGCACCGGTATATTGCTTCGGCTCCTGCTTCACAACAATGCCCGGAGCCTGCTGTGTAGCTTTAACCGGTTTCGCAACCACCGCTGCGGCACGTTCAGCAGCTTCCAGTCGTTCCATTTTGGCGCTGATATCGCTGAACTGCTGCTGCAGACCAGCAAACTCTGTCAGCTGCTCCGCTGTCAGCGTACCGCCATTCGCTTCAATCGTGGCCAGTGCCTGGACTTGTTCGTTAATACCCGCACGCTGACGACGCAATTCTTCAATCTGTGGCATTTTATTTCTCTCTTTTTAGGTATAAAAAAAGCAGCCCGGAGGCTGCTTTCTGGTGGTGACGCGCTTGCGTCGGGTTACATTCTGGTTTGCAGGTCCATCGCTGCCGCCTGCAGCTTGATGGAACCGGCTTTTTGAGGCGTTTTGTACTTCGCCGCAATAGCATTGATCGCCGACTGAGGGTCTGAAACTTCATCGGCCAGACCGGCAGAAATAGCACTGGCACCGAAAAAAGTCCCTGCCTGTGTGCCAATAACGGCCTGTAAATCTAAATCTCGATATTCAGCAACCGAAGTCGTGAATGTCTGGTACATATCGTCAAGTATCTTGTCGTACATTGCGAGAGAGGCTTCACTCAGTGGCTCATGAGAAGTACCGTTATTTTTGTTATCTCCACGATACATGGAGGTAAATTTTACACCGATATTCTCTTCCATTTTCGATGTATCCAGGTGTTCCATTATCACCCCGATAGACCCCACGCCGCTGGTCTGGCTAATAACGATTTTATTGCAGGCAGAGGCAATAAAATAAGCCGCTGAAAACGCGTTGAAGTTAACAATCGCGGTAATGGATTTCGTCTCTCGCGACTGATAGATGTAATCTGCCAGTTCTTTACACCCGGAGGCGTAACCCCCACCGGAATTTATATCCAGCACGATTTCGCTGATGGATGAATCGTTTAACGCCGCGTGCAACTGACTGCGAATACGCTCATAGCTGGTTAGCTCCGTACAGGCTTGCGTTATTTGTCCCCGACGCGGCACCAGTAATCCATGTACAGGAATAACAGCCACGCCACCGGCTGGCTGGACCTGCTCAGGAGTCGGGGTGCCATCCGGATTGAGTGCCATCGTGAAAACCGGGTCCGTCACTGTTCCCTGAATGCGCGGGAGCAACACGGCCTTTACGGCATCCATCGTTTGCTGCGTGACGTAATGCGGGACGCCAAACACTTGGGCGGTAAGATGCGGCAGATTTAGGTTTGTGATATTCATGAGTTTTGCCTATAAAAAAACCCGCTTTCGCGGGTTTAATAGATATCGGAGGTGAGGCGCTTATTCTATAGAGGTAGATTGTCGTCCTGTGAGAGTGAACTCTACATTCACATCGTCGAAGCCCCTCGAATCTTTCCTGGGATAGTCCATTTCTTTGCAAAACATTTTGAAGCCAAGCTGAGCAAAGTTTTTTTCCTGTTCTGCTGGAAAATATTCGGAGAAAGATACAGCAAGGCACTCGTGATTTTTGAACTTCGTCCGCTCGACGGGCCATCCTACACTCTTGCAACGCCGGGTGAGATCTTCTTCATCGGCACCCAGCAGAAATACTCTAAATGCCACCTGGCTGTATGTTCTAATACTGCCAGTCGGCTTCATTGGCTGATTAGGATCATAATTTGAGAACATTTTTGCACCTGAAATGGCCTATGAATTATGCAGGTATATTATCACTAAAATTGATGAAAGGGTGCCTGTAGCCAGCAAGACAACCACCTTAATTAACGAGCCAGAATCGCTTCAATCTTAGCCAGTTGTTTTGCCGTCGGAATTTTATCGCCTGGCAGGATTTGATTGCTGTCGACCATGTTCAGTGGTGTCAGATATCTGTCCCCGCCCTCAATCGGCGGCAGGTTTTCCATGCGGCGAATATCGTTGGTCGATAACCAGCCCCACTGACGACCCAGCGCATATGACTCATAGCGCGATTTCTGGTCGCCACGCAGTAAGCCGGAAACGTTGAATTCGATATACAAGTCGCGGCGTTCGCTGGCCAGCAATAAATCACGCTGCAGTGCCCCTTCATGGCGTTTCAGCCAGGCGAGGAGCGTATACATCACGAACTGCAGACCCTGATGCTCGATGTTGTTATTGGTCGCTTTCGCAAGCATTTGCACCATGTGTGGCGGGATTTTGTAGAGCCGACACACTTCCTCCACGCCCCACTGGCGCGATTGCAGCAGCTGTGCTTTCTCGTTGTCCTGCGACATCTGCTTGTAGCTCATTCCTTCTTGCAGCAGCGCCACAGAAAAGGCATTACGCATACCAGAATATCGGTCAGTCCATTTAGCCAGTAGCTGGTCTATCTTCTCCTGGCTCTTGATTGCCGGGGCGGCCTGTGGACGCTCGATAACGCCGCTCATCGTTGTTCCGCGCCGGAATGTGGCAGATGCATGCTCCTCCACTGCCAGATTCAGCCCGAGTACATCTGCGTTCGTCTGAATCGGTGAACTGCCGATATAGCCATCCAGAGAAAAGACTTTCACATGGTGCACCATGCGCATCGGTAACGTTTCACCGATGTCCGGGATTTCATAATAGGGCATCCCGTCCGGGCCTTTCAGAACAATGACCTTTTTCGGGTTAATTGGGATGAGTTCTTTTGGGTAGCCTCTACCGTCACGGTCGATGATCGAGTAGCAATTGCCCTCCAGCCCCAGCAACCCCTGCTGCTGCTCAAAGTACTCAAATGAAGTGTCTTTTTTGTTTGGCTGAGAATGAATCAGGTCATAAATCGGGTGGTCTGTCGCACGTTGCCGCCCACCATTTTTATCTCGTCGATAGAGTTCGACAGGCAGCTGCGCGACGGACTCCGCCAGGAGGGTTACGCACGCACGAACAGCAGAAAGTGCAAGCGCCGTTTCCGGCGTAATCATGACACCGGCTTTACTGTGACTTGAACGGACACCACCCAGCATTGCTTCCCAGAATCCGCCACCTGATACCGACCGCTTTTTACCTTCAAACATCTGGGGAATAAACATTATTTCTCCCCGCTATTTTTTGCGCTGGCGGATACCGAGCGCGCGATTAAAAAAGACCAAAGCAGACAGAGTATTCCGCCTGTGATAAACCCCGCTGCAGGTAATAAAAGCCAGGCTCCGGTAGAAACCAATAAAGCCCCGGCAAGGCCAATAATGAAACTCAGAATTGTGATTAGCACGCTACGTCTTCCTCATCATAGATAGATTTGATGACTGCGCTGTTCAACATGGCGCGCCCTATCCCCATCATTAAACCAACCGCACCATCAATCTTGTTTTGTTTCCCCTCCTTTGTCGGACGGACAATATCGTCGCTGCCCGGCAAATACCGACCTACAACGTTCTGGATGCACCAGTTCATGATGGGATTTCCGTCATGATGGAATCGCCCCGACGCCAGTGCAGCTTCAATCTCTCTCATGGGGTCGCTCATATGGGTGAAGTTCTGTCTGATTTCGACGGGTTCCAGTCCCTCTTCCTCAAGCAGATGGCGCAAGGAAGTGGCACCATAAGGATCGATAGGACACTGGGCGATTTTCACGTTCTGACGTAACTGCAGGATGGATTCGAAAATCAGCCGATAATCTACTTCTGCGCCCTCAGTTGGAATTAAAACGCCCTGTCCCACAAAGGACTGATAACGTTCAGAGGTATGCTTAAGCTTCGGGTCGACAGAATAGATGGTGTCTTCAGGCACCCAGAACATAGGGCCTACGCAGTAGAAATGGGTAATACCTTCTATATCGCGACGAAAAACAGGAATAACGGCGTTAAGATCGACCTTTGACGCTAGATCTATTCCCAGCCAGCATTCCTCATCGGCAAAATCAGACAATTTCAGACTCTTGTCAGCAGCAGCCATCCATTTCTGTAAATCGTAAAAGACTGTTTTTGCGCTAACCCAACGATTAAAATGCTTGGTCAGGATCTTGTTGGTCTGACTGGGGTTCGATATCGCCAGTAACTGTTTTGCGCGAAGAAAGTGCTCTTTTACCGATATCCCATAATTGGGATTGGCTTTAATGAGCGCTTCCGGCTGAGTCCAGTCATCATCATCATCCAGACCATAGATGATGCCGAAAATGCCCTCATTCTCTTCCCCATTGCGGGTTTTGCGCAGGATCTCCACCACCTGTTCCCGCTTCTCATAGCACGGCGATGTAATGTCATAACCGGCTGTCGTGATGATGAGCGTAATGGGTTGCTCGCGAGCCCCCATCCCTGTCGTCATCGTGGTATACAGGGCATCGGTAATATGTTCGTGGTATTCGTCGATAATGGCGCATGACGGCGAATCACCGTCACCGGGATCGCCAATCACGGGTGCAAATATGGAGCCATCCGGGCGAGTCATTTTTTTTGCCCAGGGCTTTATAGAAAATTTCTGCCGCAATGCGGGCAGCTTTTTCACCATCAACAACGCCGGAGCAAACACTTTCCAGGCCTGCTTTTCGGTCGTGGCGCCGCAGTACACTTCCGCACCATGTTCACCGTCAGCGCAGAACATATAATTGCCAACGGCAGCGGCAATTGCTGATTTGCCGTTCTTTCTAGGAACTTCGATATAGATCTCAGTGAACCGCCGCAGGCCACTTTTTTTATTTACCCAGCCAAACGGAACACCCAGGGCAAACTTTTGCCAGGGTTCAAATTCTATCCTGAGTTTTCGGCGGGCCCATTCCCCTGCGGTATGTGGCATTTTTTGTGCAAAACGAAGAAATCGCTCTGCCTTATTTTTATCGAACCGGTAAGGCCAGTTCGGATCCTTCGCGCGTTCCAGGTCATCAAGATGTCGCTTGCAGGCAAGAATAGTTAACTGACATGCCAGAATCTTCCCGCCAACGATATCCCGTGCATACTGGTTCGCCGCATTGACGTTCGGATATGTGGCCATCAGTCAAACTCATCAAATTCATTCCCGTCATCGTCCTGATCATTTTTGCCGCTGGTCATTCGGATACGGCTGAGCGGATCTAACCCCAGTAGCGAGCCCAGACGGGCTATCTGGGAAACAGAGTCATTTCTGACGTTTACGGCAGGATGTTTTTTTAACCCTCCCATTTCGCTTTCAGTTGTCAGCCCGTTAGCCAGTAATTTTTCGGCTTCGAGCATCAGATGGAAGGCGTTGCAGTAAGCCAGAAGTAAAGGGGCATCTTCAAGCTCAAAAACGCCTCTTTCGATCAGGATTTTACTTTGAGTCTTCCATATTCTTATAGCCGCCTCCCCCATCAACTCAGCCGGGGGCGCGATTCGGGTCAGTTTACTTTTTTGCCCGGTGGGTAAAACGGGTTTTCTTCCCCCTCCAGACGATCTAATACCAGCAGCCATAACTCCTCTTTTGATAGGTGAAACCTGCCGGAAAAAAGATCCTTATTTCTGGCGTGTAAAAATGTCCTTCAAGCGGCAGTCCCAAAGCGCGAAAGGGGTCAGGGATTTGATCCCCCCTACCCCTGGCGGCAGCTGCCTCAGTCGAGGTGGAAGTCGTCATTCAGGTTGCGCCGACGACCGCTGCTCGCGTTGTGTGGGCAGGCACTCGAGTTATGCCCGGACTGACCGCAATAACTGCAGCGCAAATTGGCGCGACGTGAGGAACCACCCCACGTTTTCGGGCAGTTCGCGTATGTATGAAGCTGTGAACCGCAATAAGTACAGCGGGTATAACCCATCATGCCCTCCATTCATTAAGAATGCCGTTATCAGGTTTCAGTTGGTGCCGGTGCAACGCCACCATCAGCCTGCAGCACACTTTCCGGCAAACGCTCAATCAGCGGGGCATTCTCAAATACTTTGAGACCGTACTGGCCAACCCAAGTGCTTTCCTGCCCAACGCTGCCAGAGATGAAGTCCATCACTTCTGCCAACAGCTCTTTAACCAGAGCCTCCGTACGCGTCCGCCAGTGGCCTTCAATGGCGACCAGGAGAGGATCTGAACCGTTGGCAATACTTTGCTTGCCTACCGAGTAGGTTTTCTTTTTCGCCTTATCGGTCACACACTGCAGCTGTGTCATCAGGGCCAGAACAGCAATCGGAGTTGTATCGCGGACTTCGATAGTCATCGTGGCCAGCTTGTTACCCGATTCAGCATCAGTGGATGATGCGTAGTACATTGAAATGGTTAAATCATCACGACTGAACATGATTAATGGCTCCGGTTACGGTTGCGATTTTTATTGCGGTTACGCTGATGGCGCGGTGCGGTTTCGGCTGGCAGGTGCTCGCCTTCGAACGCTTGCGCTGGCTCTTGCGGTTGCGGTTGCGGTTGAGCGGGAACCAGTCCCTCGGGAATTTCACCACCTACCTCAAACTTGAGATGCGGTTCTTTCCCCAAGAAATGGCTGAAGTTCAGGCCCGATAGTCCTGCATTGAGCATCGAGATCCCCTCGACATCAACGGTAACGAGTTGGCCATCAACGTATTCAATTTTTAAATTCTTCATCGTGTTCTCTCTGTTGCGGTTTTCGTTCTGTGGCACGGCCAGCACAACGATTCCAGATTGTAATTGTCATCAGTACCGCCGTGGGCTTTAGGAATGATGTGGTCGACGCTGGTAGCTTTTGTGGCGATACCGTGGCGTCGGCAGTTCTGGCAAAGGTATTTGTCGCGCACGAGTATCTGGGCACGAATGATTTCCCAGGAACGACCGTATCCGCGTTGCTGTCGGGTTTTTCCGGTCTGATAGTTACGCCAGCCATCGCCAGTGTGTTGCTGCCGATGGATCTCGCAGTATCTAGTGGCGTCATTCGTCACTGCCGCGCATCCTCTGTGCCGGCAAGGTCGTTTAGCTCGTGGTGGCATACACATCCTCAAGCATGAATTTGGAGAGAGTAAAAGCGGCACTGTCGATGGGGAACTCTGAAACTGGCAACGATGCGAATGACAAATCGTCATACGAAATCACCACCAGCTTCCCTCCTACGTATTCAATTTTTAAGCTCTTCATCATGTGGCATCACGAATACAAAAAGCCCCGCAGATGCGAGGCTACTGGTTATACATCAGGGTGTTATTGATAGAGAGCAGCGTGTAAGGTTATCGCTCAGCCGCCTGTGGTGGGACACAGGTAGATATTGTAATTGCAGAGGGATAGCTGATTAGCTCTGCTTAAGGAATAGAAATGATTAAAAAGAATATGCACCTTCAAATGGAATCAAATGCCCAAACAATCGACGAATTGAACAAAGAAATTGGGCAACTGAAATGTGTCGTTGGTTTCTTAATGACTCAATTACCACCGCAATCTAGGCAGGCTGTCATCAATAATCTTGAGGAGTTTGGACTTGATGAGTCAGTTAAGGAATTTACTCAGTTCCTTTGAACAAGGCTTGACCTAATAAATTAATGTACCAGCCTTGAGAATTTTTGGGTTGTGTCCCAGGCGAAGTAGTGGACTCGCTTCCTTCGCCTGAAACATTTTTTGGGTTTGAAGTTTTGACGTTCAACGTTTTCAAGTTATTCCTCCTTATTACGATCCCCGCTAAGTGATACAGACAGATTTATCCCTTGGTAGGGATAGATGTTCTCACCGATTCGTAAATCCGCTCACAGGTCATTCCTGCTTTGTAGCGTTCGTCTGCAATTGCAGCATACGCCACGGGGATTAACTACTTATGTCTAACAATCGACAGTCTCATTGTTACAGCCATTAAAAAAACCACCCATGTGGAGTGCCCCCCGAAATGTGGCCTATCTGATCGCTATGAAAAAGGCCGCAAAAGAGATGCGGCCTTTTGTCATGCACAGTTATCGATTAAATAAACTCTCAGGAGCCATCCGGGAGAGCATCACTTAAACGGGTAACTGACCTCCGACAGACTGGTGTTGGGACGGAGGTGCAATGAGAGTAGTGTGTTTCATTTTTTTTCATACCAGCAAACACAAAATAATGGCAGTTCTTCCTGTTAATCGATAACTGCTATTCAATTAGTCTGGCCAGACGGATGATTATCCTGCCAGGAGTTATCACACTCACACAATGAAAATCTTTAAAAAAAATCCTTAGCCGGTTCACTCGCCTTCGAACAGGTGCAATGACCTTGCTCTGACGAAATTAGCTTTAATCGTTCGTTGCCATCTTCCGTACAAACAAAATAGTCACAAAAAAATAAAGGTTAAAAAGTGAGCTATTTACTGTCCTGTGGTGTATGGTTAGCAATCACTCACGAGGATAAAAACCATGGCGATGCTCAAAGACAAGATACGTACACTCAGACCTGTAAAAAGCACCTGTCCTCACTGCTCTCGCCAGTCAACACATAGCCTGTCGAGAATAAAAAACGATATAACATTGATCTGCCCATACTGCGGAAATATTTTCCTCCCCTCAGAAAGTAAACCTGTTAAGTAACTGATCGAATACTTTACTGAAGCTGAAGTCCACTCTCAGGCTTCAGTAAACGAAACGACTTAGCAATCAGCGTCAGGACGCGCTACAGCCTGTATCCAGCAGACCGCAAAAATAACGGCTCACTCCTTTCAGGCGATTCATTCGCTCAAAATCACCAGGAGTTAACATGCTTCTTCTCCTGCTTCTGATAATCAAAAAACCGCAAATGCGAGGTTTATTTGGTAAATATTGGTTTACCTGAACCTAGGAATAATAGGCTGCGAAATGCTCCTCAACCTGCGCCCTTGTGTCTGCGCTCTCGTTTAATGTCAATGAGTCATAACCCTTAATGTGAAAAACAGGTTCATATGCATAAACAGTAATCAATGCGTAAATTGCATTGTCAGTACCAGAAAAAATCTCATATTTCACACGCGACAGGCGCTTATGTTCATTAACTAACATGTATGTTTCGATAAGCTTATGAGTAACCACGTTTTTTCCTTCATGACAAAAAAATCCCCTTTTAACCATACGCGTTAGGAGCTAAGAATTGAAATTATTAGCATTATCGAAGCCACTCGGCAGAATGGTCTCTGTGATGCATTTGCATTTGCATTTATCTTTGCCATGCGTACAAGCAAAATGGTGGCCTTACGGATGCCTGTTACGCACAATAAAAAAGGCCGCAAAAAAATGCGACCTTTGGTTAGTACCAGTTAGAAAACTAAAATCTCTCAGGAGCCACCCGGGAGAGGCTTTTCTGTTTTTTAACTGACCACTGCCGTTTCGGTGTTGACTGGCAGTGATAACGTGATGATAGCTTCATTTAAGTTATCGATATCATTTAAATATCTAAAGAACTATTTAAACCAATAATTCTCAACTCGCCGGAACATTCAACCATAGAAACAGGTTTCTATGCTGGTCTTTTGATGGTAAGCATCAATTCACCACAACCAGCTTAGTTGCTAATAAATTATTCGGGGGTACCTTCAACGTTGAACCATAGATCTAAATGTTTAATGTAGCGCTGGATGGACACACAAATAACCACTCCATCTTTAAGGTTAACAGACTTAATAACACATCCTTTCGGTGCAAAATACTCCCCATCATAATGGGGGCGAATGGAATGCTCGTCTCCGTAACGATAACCGTGCGGAAGTTGAGGGAGTGAATTTCTTGTCATGGGCAGCTTCTTAGATAAAAGGAATTTGAAAATCCATAGTGCATTAGCAACCTTGACTTAGATACCAACTTTTCATTGTTTACTGCTCTAATATCTCGTTTTCAGATTTTTTGTTCATACGATGATTTAAATATCAATACCTTAAGCGTGCGACATTTATATCTGATTTATCTTGCTCCCTTCTCTGTAAGCTGCGGGCAGTTGGCCTGCACGGATTTGTTGTACGCCAAGATGTCGCGCTTCGTCTGCTTATCCAGCACGTCAATATCGCGGTCAGTGAGATAGATAATTTTCGCCCACAGGCACCCTGTATCAACGACCACCGGGGCGGGTGAATTGCTCGCGCAGCTCACGATCAACATCGTCATCAGGCATATGGCTAACAGTCTGCTGTACATCACTGGCCTCCCTGGTGGCTTCCTCTTTCCGTTCTGCCGCAGCGACTCTGGCGGCGGCATCCTCTTCTGTACGTTTCTTCTCAGATTCCGCTACGGCTTTTTCACGACCGCTCATTCTGCCCAAACCAAATACACCCATGAGCAGAAGAACTGCCGCAGTGAGAAATGCCAGAATGGCTTTAATTTGCGTCATAGCTTCACTCGCTCTTTCACCCAGCCATAAACGAACGACTCATTAGCCGAGCGCTGTTCAGCCAGTTCAAGATACCTTTGGCCCTGGCTGCAATTGAGAGCGCGCAGCAGCACTTCTTCACCTTCCTTACCCCGGGTATTCAGATAGGATTTCAAAGCATTGATGCTACGGGGTCCAATCTGCCCGTCAGCAATAAGATCTGGATAAAGTTTCTGTTGATTGTTGAAAACGTTCAGCCAGCGCTGGAACCATTTCACCTGAACAGATGGCCCCATATTTACGCCTGTATCGCACAACTCTGCCGCAATTGATGGAGAAACTGTCGCAACCAGGTCAAAGCGCGGCCCATACCAGTAATCGGCTGAAAGGATATCCAGAGCCTGCTGACGAGTCAGATCACGCATATCGCCTGAATAACCATGGGCACGGGCAACGGCCTGAGTAATCCCCCAGTTAGTTGGACCACCCTTGTCGTTTGGATTGTTAACATAGCCACCCTCTTTACCGAGGATGCTGTTGAAAATATCTTCTTTAGTCATTAATCCCTCAGTACATCAATCAGGCGCGCCACATTCCCTCTAAACCAGAGAACCGCAGCGCAGATAAGTATGTTCCCCAGCACCACCAGCCAGTTCGCTGACTCGTAAAGGCCGAACAGGAAACGAAATGGAATGCTGGCATACACCAGCACCATGAGATAAGCGATGATCGAAATTCCCGGGCGATGCCGCGCGCCATCACGCCGATAGAACATCAGGATCAGCACAATAACCGCACAAATCACAGCATTCACCAGAGCCGCCGGATTATTTACCACTGGAGCCTCCTCCCCGTAGCCGGGTCAGCATACTGAACAAGCTATTCAGGTCCTGGCTATTTAGAAAAGTCAGCACCTTAATGATCAACGCAGAAATAATGACCGCACCCAGCGCATCAAGCGGGCGTTCTCTGTAACCGGTCCACACCGCTAACTTTGCCCCAAGCAAACCAGCGCCAAGTACGCCAACAATAAATGACGTAACGAAGTATGCTGCCAGACGCTTGCGGGTAATATCGGCCGCAGTTGCAACGTAAAACACGGCACCGGCAAAAGCACCGAACACAACGCCATAATCAATTCCGGTTACCATGCCGAAAATACTGGCGCCCATGAGCCCGGCGGTCGCTATGGCAGTACCAGAAACAGGTTCGGACATTTACTTTCCCTCTTTTCGTTTGTGCATAAATTCACCTTCAAGGTTAAACGCCATGAACATACACACCATACACACAAATTAATTGATTTAATGTGTATAGTGTGTATAATTGAATCATCAGTTAGCGAGACGGAGGGAGTTTGAAAAGTTCGGAACTGATAAGGCTGTTAGAAGAAAATGGCTGGACGCTGGTAAGGGTAAAAGGCAGTCACCACACGTTCAAACATCCAGATTCTCCTAACCTTGTAACGGTACCCCATCCCAGCAAAGAGATTAAACCCGGCACCCTTCGGCAGATAATCAGAAAAGCAGGGATTAAATAATCAGGAACGCGCCCTTCGGGGCGCTCCTTTACGACGAACTCCACGGGGATTTAAATATGCATTACCCAGCATTTATCGAAATTGATAAAGACGGATCCGCCAGCGGATGGTTTCCTGATGTTGACGGCTGTATCTTTGCAGGCGATACGCTCGAAGATGCAATCTCTGATGCACATAGCGCCATTGACGCACATTTTGAAGCGATGGCAGAGCAGGAAATGGATATTCCTGCGCCAGGAAAAATGCAGGATCACATAGCCAGCGATGCAGCTGATTACACTAACGGTCAGTGGGTGTTGATCCACGTAAACATGGATAAGTTTGATGGACGCACAGAGCGAATAAATATCACATTACCTCACCGCCTCTTGTATCAGATTGATAGCGCGGTGAAGAATAAACCAGAGTACAGCAGCAGAAGCGCCTTTATCGCCGCAGCAACTCGCAACGAGTTACACAGGGCAGGATAGTTTCCCCTCCGTCTCGCCCTTTACTGATTATGCCCCCAAACCATCGGGGGCCATACTCTTAACTAATTCATTCATCTCTTTTACCGTCTGCTCAAACCGCTCCTTTTCAAGTTCGACTCCAATCCCTTTACGGCCAAGGGCTGCAGCAGCTTTCAACGTTGAACCCGACCCCATAAAGAAATCGGCAACAATGTCTCCCGGTCTACTGCTGGCACTGATAATCTGCTTCAGCATGTCGGCCGGCTTTTCGCATGGGTGTTTACCCGGATAGAACTGGACCGGCTTATGTGTCCAGACGTCCGTATAGGGAACAAGCGCTGAAACGGTGAAATGACGCCGGAGAGATTTGTATTCCTCCAGCAATTCCGAATATTTGCGGTTCAGAGAATGCCAGGTTGCTACCAACTCATGATGAGGTTGGGCCAACTCTTTTTTCTGATATTTCTCCGCGGCGACCATTGAAAATAGCGCCTGCAGTTTTAAATAGTCGCTTTCGTTTGGCAGCTGCCATTGGCTTATGCCGAACCAGTGCGACACCATGTTTTTTTTGCCGGTAGCGTCAGCTATCTGCTTAGCACTGACGCCAAGCGAATCTCGGGCATTACGGAAATAAGATATTAGCGGCGCCATCAAATGCTGCTTAAGGTCATTGCTCTTTTCCGTATTTCCATCATCTTTTGGCTGATACGGTCCCTGATAATGCCCAGCAAACAATATTCGCTCTGTAGCTGGAAAATAGGACCTTAAACTCTCTTTATTGTAGCCGTTCCACCGTCCCGATGGCTTCGCCCAAATGATGTGATTCAGTACGTTAAACCGACCCCGTACTAAAATCTCGATATCTGAGGCAAGCCGATGACCAGAGAACAGATAAAGGCTACCGTTCGGCTTTAAAACACGCCAGAACTGCGCCAGACACATATCAAGCCAATTTAAATAGTCTTCATCCCCTTCCCATTGGTTGTCCCAACCATTCGGCTTAACCTTGAAATACGGCGGATCCGTAACTATCAAGTCAATAGAGTTATCAGGGAGGGACGGAAGATATTGCAGGCAATCAGCGTTGATTAATTCAGCACTGGATATTTTTACAGTGTTTTTCATAGATCAGTAAGCAGGACTCTGTTAGGCTCACTATGCTTTTGCGCTAAAGCAGTGGGCCCTGGTTCGCTTGTGACCTTCTACATGAGCGAATGGCTGGTCGGGTGCTCCAACACCCACCAGCCGCCCATTTTCACAGCAGAAAGCCCCCCGCTAAGGGAGGCGCTTATAACATCCGAATTGATAGTCCGATAAACCTGCCATTACGAGCTGCGTTAAAATTAACTGGCAGCGTTCGCGCGTCAGATGTGTGTTTTACGAAATCTCCCCAACCGTAGCTGGCTCATCACTCAACTCATTTAAAACCGCTCGCGCCAATTCCGTCATATTATCTTGATTTAGCATGTCTTTTTCCTTTTTTAACAGTACGACACACAGATAACTCTGGTTGCTAACCCCATCAAGAAGTAATTGCAGAAGGCATAAAAAAACCCCGCCGTAGCGAGGTTATTTATAAAAATGGCAAGATATCAAATTACTTTAAAATATGGCTTATTTTGTTGCATTTTGCAAGCCTATTTGACGAAGATAGCCAACTTTAATCACATTTTTCCGTTCTGGCCTCTTCTATTTTTTCATGATGCCTGTAGATGTCCTGCAATGCATTGCTATCCATCTCAACAAATGCCTTTTTAAGCCGTTCCCAGTGCCCGGCATAAACCCTTTTCCAGGTTGAGCGGTCAACTGAAACCATACGTGCCAGAGCTGCGCCAGCGTAGGCTTTATACGTTTCATTATTCCGGGTCGCTGCAACCTCCTGACCAGCCAACCAGACCAGTCCCACAAGCTTTTTTATTACTCTCGATTGGATCGCCCTGCCCACTTGATAGCTCTGGTATTCAGTCCAGACGTGTTCGCACATCAACGTCTGGTAACGGAAATTTAGATCGAAGCCATAGCAATAGCGCACCCATGCCTGGTGATGTTCTTCCAGCAGGTTTACAGCGCGCCGCCACGGCGAATAACCGAATTCAATATCATTGATGGGCGGCATTGGTCGACGGCGGCTGCGGGTCTCCATCACATAAACTGGAGTAGTCAGTGCCTTAACCACCGACGGGCCACAACCGATTCCCCCATCCAGATCGACAAGATGGCGAGAGCACCGTGGATTTTTATTCTTGTCTGCTGGTGGATTCTCGCTAAATGCCTCGAGTTGTCCCTTTGTTGCACCGGATAAATCCAACAACGCTCGACGCACTTCAATACGGGTATATTCCAGATTTTGTAGGTTCATACTGCTCAATGCTCCATACACTATGCTTTTATAATTGCGCCGATCGCCAGCACCCGATCCAGGAAACGCGCAAACAGTTCTAACTGCGTGCCATATTTCTTCTCGAATGCCGCAAGATCGGTATGTAATTCTTCGTGGCACACTCTGCACAGTGGGATCACGAAGAGGTCATGTGCTTTTGTTGCTGTACCGCCCATCCCATGCCCGATGATATGGTGCGGGTCGTCTGCCGGGCGGCGGCAGCCCTCGCAGGGTTGCGTTTTAACCCAACGAGTGTACTGCTCACAGGTCCAACGGCGCCGCTTCGGTCGCAGCATGAACGACTCTGGTGATTCAGGATCTACCTTTAATGCCAGAATCTCCGCCTGCTGCTCGGTCTGCAGGAATTCGTTATTCCTGCGCTTCGTCGCAACTCCTGCAGGTTTCACTTTCTCCTGCAGAACGCTGGTGGCCGCTGGCATCGGAATAATGTCGCTTTCTTTATAAACTGATAAAAATGGCTCCTCCGGCATACGCAGAGCGCGCTGCGCCATGGTCTCCGTAATGGTGTCGGCAATACCAGACTGCACAGCCCACCAACACAGCTCAGCGAGAGAAAGAGAGCGTTCTTTGTTGTAGCCAAGGGCGATCAGTACGGTATCAATAACCCAGTCGATGACGTTTTTCAGCGCCAGATCCTGGAGTTCCGCTGTAGTCTGTTCACGCAAATTATTGTCGCAGTACCAGCACACCAGAAGCGCACCGGGCGGGTACCGCATGGTTACCAACTCAGCGTGGTGGTATTCGGAGTGAGGATACTGGCATGCCTTATGCCGGTAATTAAGCCAACGTTCGAGCGCTGATAACCCACCAGCAGCCTGGATCACGCGCTCATCGGAAAAGAACGCATGAAGGGTGGGATCCTCTGCCAACGGCTGCCGGGCATCTGGTACCCGGCCAGACGGCAACCGGGCCATATTTTGTGGCTCAGCCTCTACCAGGACACGCCCGGCAGAAAAGAGCCGCATAAGTTCTCGCCCTGGTTTGAAAAGCACAACGCCAAGGCGCGGTACGATTTCGGGAGTAAGTAAAGCCCTCATGCAACCTCCCTCTGCTCAGGTATGCACATTTCCGGTAAATTTGCCCTTACCAGTGCTTCAGCGAATGGTGGAGGAACAGCGTTTCCACAACGAGCGACCTGTTTATCTTTTGCATAACGATTACCGCGGTAATCGCGATCAATAATGTAATCCGCAGGAAATCCCTGTGCCCTGTATAACTCATGAGGCTGCAGCATGCGCATTCCAATATCGATAATCTGATATTTGACGCCGTAGATCGTCACCAACCATTCATTTGGGTTTTCTCCACAGTACGTTTCAAGGAAGGTTCTAACTTCTCCTACATGTTGGCCACCAGCGGTGATCGTAGGCATTGGGTCGTCCAGTGGCTGCCCGTCCTGGCATGTACCACGAAACTTGACCAGATGAGAGGCAACAACAGCGTGATGATCTACTGTCGTCACAGAATGCGTCGGTTCATCAAGGCCGATCCCCGGCCCGGTATAATTTCCACCGTAGTGCTTTGCCAGGAACGCGCTGACCGTCGCAAACTTATTGCCGCCGGCGGTGACCGTACCCAGGGGATTATTTAGCTTCAGTACCCGTGGCTCCTGGCCTGGACGTTCACCGTAGCCCATCTGGATCAGAGTAGGCGTCACCAGTTGCGATTTACCGCCGCCACCAGCTGTGATTGTTGCGCTGGGCTCATCCGCCCGGTGCCCGATGCTGGCGCCAAACTGGCGCGCGATAATCGGAGCGACGACACAGGCGCGCGACTCTTTCAGGACGGTGTGAACGGGTTTATTCAGCGGCCGTGGTTTCGCCTGATATTCACTACCACCGTTTCCCGCGAGGAACGGGATCAGACCCGCCTCAACAATCCCCAACGCATGCCCATTCCCGCCCGGGCGCTTAGACGTGCCGGCGGTTACCGTCGGTAACGGTTCGGAGACTGGCTGCCCGGTGGCTCCAGTTCGGAATTTTGTCAGATGAGGTACCGCAATTGCGTAGCCGTGGGTTTTCGTAATCGTTTGTAGCGGATCGTCCAGCGCCTGTCCTCTGAAACAATCATATTTGCCTTTAGTGGTCGTATGGTTGCACTTCACGATGAATGGCGATGCGCTCTCAATAACGAAGCGCTGTATGCCGCGCGCAATACGTTTCAGCGTATTCTCTGCCAACGGTTTTTTTCGGTCGAAAATAGACTTCGCCGGAATATCCCAGTCGATACACTCAGCAGCGGTTCGCCATGGCGCCAGTCTTCCGCTCTGTACTTCCAAAGATTTCGGATCCCCATGGGTTGGCGCTGGCCAGCGTACACTTTCACCGTCGCAGCGCATCACCATAAAGAAACGTTTGCGGATGGTCGGCGCCCCGAAGTCGCAGGCGCGCAACTCGCGGTAATCGATGTTGTATCCCAGCCCCTGAATCAAAGACAAAGCATGCTCGCTACCTGGCGCGATGGACAGAAACTCGCACACCTCCGCAAGCGCCGGATGATCCGGATCAATGCCGGTAGACAACATGCCAACGAATGCAGCAAACGTTTCTCCGGTACGCGCCGGATCCGGGCGCATCTCATCCTCCAGCAGCGGCCCCCAGGTTTTAAACTCTTCGACGTTCTCCAGCATCATGACGCGGGGACGCTTCGCCAGCGCCCAGCGAATGACGACCCACGCCAGTCCCCTGATCTCTTTTTTTACCGGTTTCGCGCCCTTGGCTTTGGAGAAGTGCCGGCAATCCGGGCTGAACCATGCGAGACCTACAGGGTTTCCGCCCGTCGCCGCCACCGGATCGACATCAAATACAGACTCACAGTAATGCAGCGTATCCGGGTGGTTCGTCTTGTGCATGGCAATGGCGTTTTCATCATGGTTGATGGCGATGTCAACACTGCGCCCAATCGCCAGCTCGATTCCGGTAGACGCGCCGCCGCCGCCAGCAAAGTTATCAACGATAATCTCACGCATGGACCGCCCCCTGCATGCTGCTGACCAGCCCACCAGCAATGGTTATGATCTCGTTAATTGATGTGCGCTCCAACCACAGCTGGTTGATGTGGGCTTTCAACTTGTTCTGCTGGGACTCTTCCAGATCGCTGGCCCCTTCAACCTGCCCAAATGCCAGATTGACTTCCAGCGGCCAGATGCGAGATTCAATAACATGCTCGACCACTGGTTTAGCAGCCGGAGTTGGAGCCACATCCTTCGCCGGAAATAACAGCCCAGCGGCAAACTGCGCCAGCGCCATACTTGCGCGCCCTTTCGCTTCCAGCTCTGCGCGATCGATATAGCTAAAACGCTCACCGCGCCAGGCCTTATCGAATACCGCAATGGCCCCCGCAAAGAAAGCGCTGGTGGGTTTCTGCTTTTCGTCGGCCGGCACAAACCATACAGGGAGATCGAATCCAATACGACCACGAATAAACATGATGTGATCGGCATCTTCCGGCCACCATGTTTCACTTGTTGCTGACTTAACGAGGTAAATGTAGCGACCACCCTTTTCACGCTGCTCGGCGGTATATTTCATGATATGAGTCATGCCAGTTATGGCTTGTTTTTTATGGTACTGCGAGCGGCTGTAGGGCGGATTAGCAAAGGCTGCACCGCCGAGTTCAGCCAGTCGCCCAGACCAGTCCTGTGTTAATGCATTATCTTCAGCGGTATACCATGCCGGGCATTTCGCATTGCTGTCGTCAGCAAACAGATCCAGAACAAGAGGACCAAATAACGCATTAATTCCCCAGAACAAAAGATCAGGTGTACGCCACTGATCACCAACTTCTTTTAAGTAATGGGACGGTGCAGCGCGCATTGCTTCCAGCGATTCACAATATGCATTCATCACGCCAGTACCTCCTGCACTACTTTCTCGACATGCGACACTCGGCCTTCCAGATCCGCAACGCTATCAACAAGCTCATCAACTGCCAGCTGTGCACGATGTTTGGCCTGCATCAGTTCACGCAACGCCGGTACCAGCGCTTTTTTAAGCGCGTCCTTTGTGGCCCCCGTCTTTTCCAGCTGTTCGGCACGTTTGAGCATATCTTCAGCCTGGCGGCGCAGTTGTTCAGGGGTTGGTGATATAACCTGCGATTTCATGAGCGGAATCCTTTTGGAACTGTGTACTTAACGTCTGAATAACTGGACCTGAACGCTGGATCTTCAGCCCCTCCTTTAGCCCATTTCCCGTTTTTCTTCTCCGGGCGCCCGGCCTTGTCCCAGTTACCTGCACGCTTGAGATAGCCAGGAAAATTTTTCGGGATGAACAATGTCGTCGGGCGGAGATATTCTTCCTGTTCTGAGTCTTTCCAGTCCTCGTTTTTGTAGTCCACCACCAGCGCCATTTCTGCAACGGTAAATCCTTCACGGAGACGAGCCCTGATATGTTCAAGCGACGTAGCGCAGACCTGAAAGCGTGAGCCAGTGGTTTGGTTTAGATGGGTCAGAACTTGTTTTGCTAAATCAGTGAGCACCACTTGCGGGTCTGGTTCCGCAGGAACCGGACAAGAAGGTTTTGAACCTACTGATGGATCTGTATTTGAATTTACTGACGGATCGTGTCCAGTTTCTGGACCCTGAGAACCCTGATTTTTTGGCTCTTTCGGACGTCCAAATTCCGAAGGTTCAGATTCTGAACGTCCAGATTTTGGACCCTCGTAATGCTCATTTGCAGCCTGACGAAGCTTGGTAACATTCAGGGTGTAAAGGTTGCTGGTGCTGCGCTGGCCCAGGCGACGTTCTTTTTTGGTCAGCCAGCCATCTTTAACCAGCTCGCCGATCAAAGTAATAACGGTACTGCGCCCGGCGCCGAGCTGGCGTGCAATAGTCGCAACGCTTGGATATGCGATCCCCTCATCGCTGGCGTAATCAGCTAGGCGGAGCATGATCAATAACTTATTGCCTTTGATGCCTGCCGCGGCGCAACCATCCCAGACATATGCGGATAATTTAACGCTCACTTATCAATCCTCTTGAATCTGGCACGGAAGATAATCATCGGAGCAACACACTCCCAGTCATATCCCGGGCGGCGGTAAATCACACGCTGGCGGGCAGCGTCATAGCCAGTTACATGCACAACAATGCCGTGTTGGTCGCGATAAAGGCGGTCCATTGGTTGAATATTCTCTTCCAAATCAACCTCCCATCAGTTCAGAGGCGTAACGCTGTGCTATCCACTGGACGCCGCGGGGAGTTACTCGGGTTTGGGTGTAGGCATGGCCATAATCCGATGTACCCGTTTTGACGGTAAACAGGCCTTCGCGCTGACGCAGGGCATGAGGTAGCAAGTTGCCGGACTGACGGAACAGCACCTTGTCGCGCAGCAGCGTGTCGATCATGGCCTTTTCCGGCATGTTCAGGATTTTTGCGGTTTCACGCAGACTTTTGGCGCCGCCGGCTTCGACATACTGATTCACGAACGCCACCTTAGGCGCGTCCTGCTGGACCTTAAGTGAGAGCTTCGCATTCCTTTCCGCCATGTCGGCCGCCAGGCGAAGTGCCTCTGGCAATGTTTGCGGTATAGCGTTGACGCTGTCCTCTAACTCACGCAGACGACGGATGATCTTCATGCGTAGCGGCGCGCTGTACCCGGCGATTAAACATTCCGTATGCTCACGGTCGAGACGGTATTCCCGGTATTGCTGGTGGTTCTGGGGGTGTGTCCAATAATGGGCATACCCCTCCAGGGACTCTCCCAACTGCTGCATCATCGCTTCGATGTCACGCACCACATGCTTATGCTGCTTGCCAGTGAGAGAAGATATCTCACGGCTACTCATGGTAGCGGCGCCAGCGATGTAAGGAGAGGCATGAACTAAAGATGAAGTCGGCTGGTTATTTACCTGCTGCGCCATTCTGCTTCCCTCCCTTTGCAATAAAGTCCCCCACAGCCCACTCTGTAAAACTGTGGTTAACCTGGGCCCACCCACCCGGTATTCTTACGGCATAGCAATACGCAATAACGCTTTTACCACCGCGAACTGGTAACGCGCGAAGTTGCGATCGCTGATTATTTGCGGTTAAATTGCTCATGCGGATTTCTCCATACACATTGATTTATTCGCCACGACGCCCGGAGCTGCACACTCGCGGGCGTCACTCTTTTCTGCCACACAAAACACCCGGTAAAGAAGCGTGATGTGTTCCTGAAATTTGGCGATTACCTGATAACTGTTTTCCTCAATCTGAGCACGCTCGGCATCATCAATAACGCCGTCAGCTGTCGCTTTGCGTACAAAATTAGAATGCTTGCCGATCCACTCGATCGACTCCATTAAGCGCTGGTTAATATCGCCGTTATCGACATCTTCAATATCCGCCAACGGAACGAATACCCCACCTGATTGGCGCGCGATAGCGTCTGCGATATGATTTGCGCCACCAGCACGCTGGAGCACCATCACCCATCCAAGCGGGAAAATTTGATCGCCATCAACACGCAGGCGGTTAAACAAAGCATTTTCGGTTACACCGAGCCATTCAGCGGCTTCGCCATAACCCCCAGGCAATTCAGTGATCGTTTTCTTGATCGCGGCCACCAGCCAAGCAGGCTGACGCTCTACTTTCCAGATTGGCTCATTACCCACGGTGACCTCTCTTTTTCTGTGGTGTAACTTCTTGTTTACTTTCCGTATGCTTCAAATACCGATGCGGATATAAAATCTGGAGTTCATCTATCTGGCCTGAAAAAAAATTGACCAGTTTCTCCGCAATGTCAGTTGACGCAACCTGTTGCCCTCGCTCGATTCGGCTCAAGTTTCCAGGATCAATATCTACTGCTGCAGCAACATGGGACAAAGTCATACCTTGCGACTTACGCAAGTATCTTAACGGTGATTGCATAAAACCTCCTTTAAATTGCGCATTACGCATATTAAAGGGTACTTACGCCTTGCGCAAGTTGCTTTGCATATAACGCAAAAATGACTTGTAATTAACTTATGAACATCGGAAAGCGAATCAGAGAACTACGCCTTGCAAAGGGCTTAAAAATAAACGACCTGGCTGATGCTTTGGGCATTGATGGCGCCAATATTTCTCGCATGGAAACAGGTAAACAGAAATCATTTACCGAACAATCCCTTAATCTTTATGCAAAGGCATTAGGCGTAGAAGTTGCTGAGCTCTTTACACCTCCCCAAAATGAAATTACTGTATATAATAACAGTATAAAACATCCAGTTCATGGAGAGGGTAGCTCGGTGTTTAGAGTGGAAATGCTTGATGTCAGTGCGAGCGCTGGTGGTGGATTTATTCAGGGCAGTGATGTTATTGATGTCATAAGGTCTATTGAATACAACAACGACCAAGCCATGACTTTATTCGGTGGCAGAACACCAGACTCAGTGAAGGTCATTAACGTTCGGGGCGACAGCATGGCTGACACTATTCAGCCTGGAGATTTGATTTTCGTCGATGTTTCAGTCAATAGCTTTGATGGCGATGGCATCTACGTCTTTGGTTTCGATGGCAAAATATATGTTAAGCGCCTGCAAATGATACCAGATAAAATGCTCGTGATTTCTGATAATCCAAAATACAGAGAATGGGAAATCGATCGGGCTAATGAATACCGCTTTTGCGTTTATGGCAAAGTAATGATCAGCCAGTCACAAGCCTTCAAGCGCCACGGCTAACCAGTTCCATTCATTTTTGCCGCCTTTATGGCGGCTTTTTTACGCCCTCAAAACTGCGAATTACGCAATTTTTAGTTGCGTAATTCGCAACTTCATATTATCGTTGGTTGCATCGATAGCGAACAGGCAGGACGCCCACGAAGTAGCCGCCCGGGGCATATGAAGGCCGGGATGATTCGCTAAGCAACCAGACAGCAGAGGCTTCAGGATGAATTCAGCACAACGCCGTAAGGCATACCGCAAGCTACCAAAAGCTGGAGGAATTGTAGTTCTACACGGTGTCCCTCGTTTAGTCCTAGGGTTATGCACATTTAACAGCTTTACGGGCGAAGAACGTAGCAAACCATCAGTAAACCGTATCAGAGTACAAATGTCAGGCGGCTCAACTGCGGCCCCCCTGGTGCGTAATTTGAAGTTTTGATTAAAAACAGGTGTCTTCGGGAGGGGTTGCGGAGCTGGATTGACCACCAGCAACAGAAACTCACCCGACATACAGCAGCCGTTTAACCCACGGCGTCGGGGGTCCAGTAAACCTGGATTAATACTGTAGGGGTTGTGCCGGTTGGTCGCCGGCGCCCCGCCCGAAGACACCTGAGTTAACACAACATGAAAGCGCATTCCATCTTCATCCGTCGTGGGGACTGGTTTGTAACTGAAGGAGTGCGCTTCCAGTTGTGAACGGCAACATTCACACCGTTGTATGGCACATGCAACGTCAGCGGCCTGAGAGTTCCCTTTATCCATCAACTCTCAGAACACCGGAATGTGCAAGCCAGGTGTTTCAGGCACGACGTGCGCCCCACCAGCGCGGCGAAAAGGTGTGACGCCCGGGAAGAGTCCGGGACACAACAGGTAAGAGCATTCCCGCCACACGAGGCTGAAACCCAAGCGCCATGTGGATGCGCCGAAAAGCTACGACGGGGCGTTGGTAGAAGATCGGAGTGCTCTTTCCGTTGTGGTAATTGCGGCTATGCGCACGTGACGAGCCAAACCCGTTCAATGAATGCGTTTCCGGGAAGTGTACGTCGCCGGTTACTGGCTAAACCCGGCAGGTGGAGGCACCACCGCCACAACCTAGTTAACTGTGCTGTGTGTGGTCTTGGCGGTTATCCAGTTTTCCACTATCCAAAGGAGGAAGAGGATAACGTTGTGATGGATAACCGCCCTTTTTACACAATACAAAAGAGCATCACCGGGCGACGGGCTCATTACCCAATCCACCCGGGCGGCATCCAAACCGCAGGTACTCTTCTGTGTTGTGTACGGAGAAATTCCCGGCGGTGGCAGCCGCCTTTCGAGAGGGTAAAACCATGAGTAATGATCGCATGACAGTAGTGCCCGATTTCCTGGGTGAACTGGACGCCGGCGTGTTCATGAACAAGATTGCGGCGGCTCTTAATACCACCGCGCTCGGCGTTCTGAACAACGGCAACAAAGGCAAGGTTGTCCTCACCTTTGATTTTGAGCGTATGGGCAACTCTGTTGAAGAGAAGCGCGTCAAGATTAAGCACAAGCTGAACTACAGCACCCCAACTCCCCGCGGCAAAGCGTCGGAAGAGGACACCACCGAAACACCAATGTGGGTTAACAAAGGCGGCAAGCTCACTATCCTGCAGGAGGATCAGGGGCAACTCTTCGGTATCACCGGCACGGTGGACGGAAAGCTTAAAGCGGCTCAGTGATCCGCCCGCACAAATTCACTGATACCACTTCGCTAATCAGTTAATAAGGAATTTTTATGTCTCAGTTAGACAGCGGTACTTTTCAGCAAGTTAAAGACCTAGTGCTTTCCGGTTATCACCTGAACGATATCCACGGCTTAGCCTGCCCGACCGCCCTACTACCACAAGACACCAACGTTGAAAGTCTGGAGCGTTTTGCTCTTGAGCGCTTCCGTTTCCGCGGTGCCATGGACACAACTAGCATTGACGATTTCGTTCGCTATTCCGTTGGTTATGCCCAGGAAGACGAAAAAGCCCGTTGCTTCATCGATGCCGATAGCATGCTGGCGCGCTCCATCTTCAATATCGGTACTCTGGATAACCCAGGCCACGCTGATAATGTCGCTTCGATCAAACTGAAGAAAACCGCACCGTTCCGCGCGCTGCTGTCGATCAACGGCGATCACCTCATTCAGAAGCAAATCGCCGAATGGCTGGAAGACTGGAGCGATTACCTTATTGCGTTCGATGCCGACGGCAACACGATGAAAATCGCCCAGGCAGCACAGGCAGTTCGCCGCGTCACCATTCAGCAAACTAACGCCTCCGATCATGAAGATGGTGATTTCAGTGGCAAAAAATCGCTAATGCAGAGTATCGAAGCCAGTAGTAAAGATGTGATGCCGGTAGCGTTCGAGTTCAAATGTGTGCCGTATGAAGGGCTCGGCGAACGTGCATTTAGCCTGCGCAACAGCCTGCTGAAAAGTAATGATCCGGTATTCGTCTTGCGTATTGTCCAGCTGGAAGCCCAGGAAGAAGCGATCGCCAATGAGTTCCGCGACCTGCTGACTAGTAAGTTCGACGGTAAGCCTGTGGAAACCTTTATCGGTAACTTCAAAGCCTGATTGCTCTCCATTAAATCCCCGGCACCGCGGGGATTTATTAAAGCGTAATCCTGAAATTTATCGCCTTTTGGCGAGGGATTCTTACACCCAAAAACCAGCGCTGTGCAGAGCGCGATTAAATGGAGAAATACGATGAGCTTTATTCAAACCTTTACTGGCAAACATTTTAACTATCTCGACATCCAGCTGGATGCCATTGAGATCGAAGATATCGCTAACGCGCTCTCGAATATTTGCCGCTTTTCCGGCCATCTTCCAGAGTTCTACAGCGTAGGCCAGCACAGCGTATTAACCAGCCATCTGGTACCGCAGGAGTTCGCGCTTGAAGCACTGCTGCACGACGCCGCCGAAGCTTATTTGCAGGATATCCCAGCGCCGCTTAAACGCCTGCTCCCAGACTACCGAGCCATCGAGGATCGGGTTGATGCTGCTATCCGTCAAAAATTTGGTCTGCCTTCTGAGCAGCACCCGACCGTCAAATATGCCGACCTGGTGATGCTGGCAAGCGAACGCCGTGATTTTGAAATCGACGACGGCACTCACTGGCCTATGCTCGACGGAATTATTCCCACCGACCAATTCGTTATCAATCCCGTTCGCCCGGGTCAGTGCTATGGGATGTTCATGAACCGCTTCAACCAGCTGATGGAGCGGCGCTAATGGCACACGTAAAAGTAAAAGACCTCGTTGCGGCTGCACATGCCGCATCACAAGATTTGCCACCAGCATCAGCGAAGTTAATGCGCGATACCGCTACTCGTCTGGACGTTACCTACGCCGCACTAACTGAAGCAATGGATCAAAACACAGCGCTGGCGGCTATGTTAGCTGCAGCGCAGAAAAAGGAGAAAAATTAACGTGAACCATTTAATGATCGACCTCGAAACGATGGGCAATAAGCCTGCTGCACCAATCGTTGCGATCGGCGCTGTATTCTTCGCCCCGAAAAGCAGTGAGTTGGGCGCAGAGTTCTATATGGCCGTTAACCTCGCCAGTGCTATGGATCAGGGTGCGACACCTGACGGTGATACTATCCTGTGGTGGCTCAAACAATCATCAGAGGCCCGAGCAGCTATTTGTACTGACGATACCAGAAGCATTACATTTGCTCTCTCCGAGTTGAGTTCATTTATCAGCCGTCACTCTGACAACCCACGATATCTGAAAGTCTGGGGTAATGGTTCTAACTTTGACAATGTGATTTTACGCTCAGCCTACGACCGCGCCGGCCAAACCTGCCCGTGGCAATTCTGGAACGACTGCGACGTGCGCACCATGGTGTTGCTCGGCAAACAACTTGGTTTCGACCCTAAGCGCAAGATGCCATTTGATGGTGTAGCCCACAATGCACTGGCCGATGCTCGCCACCAGGCAAAATACGTGTCCGCAATCTGGCAAAAGCTAATTCCAGCCACCAGCACCGAAGAATAAACCTCACGCCCGGGTGCAGCCGGGCTGTATGGAGATCCTGCCATGGCAAAACTTATGAAAGCGAGTCAATGGGGAAAACGCGAATTTACCAAAGACTCTATTCCGGATAATCGAACCATTAAACGTTGGGTCGAAAATGGCCTACTCACAGGTAAAATCGTCGACGGCTCTGTTTTCGTCTACGAATCTGAAAAATGGGGGGTCGACTCGATGGTTAATCATGCGGTTCGCCAGCTTATCAGTGAGGGTTAACCATGGCAGCAAGGCCAAGAAAAAGGGAATACCGCCATCTACCTGATTATCTAATATTTGATAAAGATCGCGGCGTTTATAAATTCACCTTAATTACAGGGAAGAAAAAGAACATTGGGAAAGATCGGGCTATAGCCATCGCTATTGCGCGCGAATACAACCTCAGAATGCGGCAGGCAAATGCTCCGTCAGTTGAATTGCTTATCCGTGATTCTGGCGGCGTGTCGGGTGAAGCTAAACCTTTTGCCGAGCATGTTGATCACATCATGGCGCGTGCGATTGAAAATGAACGTCCGTCGCAAAATACGCTTGATGACTGGAACAACGACGCACTAAGGGTGAAGGAATTCTTTAGCAACATACCAGCTTGCGATATTGAGCTGGAGCATGTGAACGCCTACATAAAGCATTACCACTCAGATTCATCAGCGAACGTACAAAACCGGAAGGTCAGCTTCCTTAAAAAATTGTTCTCGTATGCGGTCGATGAATCATTGATGTTTGATAATCCTGCTACACGCAAAAAAATGCGAAGAACCGAAGAGAAGAAACGCCAGCGTCTTTCACTCGATAACTTTAAAGCCATTCGTCGGGCCGCCGAACCCTGGTTACGCACCGCGATGGATTTAGCATTACAGACGACGCACGCTCGCCTTGAAGTGTCTAGGATTCGGTATTCAATTCGTGAACCTAAGAACGGTATTTGTGGTTGTGTATGGCTCGAACAGCCAGAAGATGGCATATATGGAACGCTTTACATCCATCGTCAAAAGGTACAAAAGAAGGAAGCATCGCACGTTGCGATTCCAATTGGGGATGAGCTAAAGCGCATAATTGATGAAAGTAGGGATAACGTAGCTAGTCCGTTTGTTGTTCATCGGATTCCGGAGCGACAGGTTAAACGCAGTAAAGAAGTTTCACACCCAACTCAAGTTGCGCCTGACTATCTTAGTCGCTCGTTCTCCTCGTTACGCGATGAGCTAGGGCTTTGTGATCATCTTGCGATGGACGAACGCCCTACATTTCACGAGATCAGAGCCCTTGCAGCACATTTGTTTAATAGCCAAGGAATCGATCCTCAAGGCAGAATGGCTCACAGTGATGCAAAATCAACAAAGATTTATACTCAAAACCACATTGATTGGATCGTCGTTCCACACGGGGAAATTAAATACAATGCATAATGAAATTGGCCTCAAATGAGGCCAATTAGTGGGATTAGGAAGCTTCTGACTTGGTCATATCAGCGCAACGCTGGATTAATTTCTCTGCAGTCTTAATTGCGGTGCTTGATTGGGTTGATGTAACAGTGTCGTTAAGTCTGTAATCACAAACTATTCTCTGATCCTTAAGCGATTGTAGAGCATACCCCAAACCAATTAAGTCTCTTTTATCAAAAGGTTCGTTGCCCTTCCAAGCATCGTTAACGAGATAGTCAATGAGGCCCTGGTGACTTTCCTTCGGCCCCATGGTCAAACACGGAAGTACGTGGTGATAGGCGCCATAATACGCACGAGCGACAGCATTTCTGTAACCAATTTCGTCGTTACGTTTTTCACAATCTTTTGCGAAAGCGATAATCTCAGAACTATTAACTGGCACGCGCAGGTTCCTCCGAATGTCCTTCAAACCAGACGCTGAAAGGTTTTCCAATCAAACTTTCATTTTCTGCAAGAGAAAATGCTATATCTAGGTTCATATCAGAGAGAACATCAGAATCTTCAGTATTAACTGTCATGACATACGATGACGTCCGCTCTTCAGGGACAGAGCAGAAAGACATAGCAACAGGACCAACCTTATGGTAGCTCATGATATCCACAATGCGATTTGCAATATCCTGGAATTCTTCATCAGTAATTCCAGTTGTACTTTTGAAAGTCGTGGATTGGGCCAGTGCTGTGGCTGCGAGGTGCTTAACCAATTCAGCCTCCTTTTCATCTACCATACTTATCAACCTCTCAGCATAGTAGAGCGCTTTGTCAATACGCCCCAAGAACAAGTTGGCTTCCCATGCATGGGACAACATTGTAGGCGAGTTATAACGTTCAACTAATCGATTTACCGCTTGTTCAACTTCACGAAAACTGCCGTAATCGTTAAGGTAAACTACATAATTTTGAGCAATGAGTAGGTTGTTATGCTTCAATGCTTCTTCAAAGAATGCAACAGCCGAATCCTTACGCCCAAAAGCACCATTAGCCAACGCTTTGAGATAGTCCTCAGATGCACTGTCGCGCAACTTTTCTATATCTCTTAGATATCGAAAATATTGCATTTCGGATATCGTACCCCGAGCCGCAAGTATATCGATTAATTCGCTGCTGATTTCGTTCGCTTTTAGCGCCAATTTTGGCATTAATTTTTCCTTAAGAAGCGTTAGCTCAGTTGCTTTTTCATGTAGCAATCTTAGTAAGTCTGTGAAGAGTACACGAGGATGCTCTCGATTTCCAACGACCTGTATAACCCTAAAGGAATGTCAACTCTTGACAATTGAATAAATGCCACTTTCATCAACAAACGAAGATATCCACAGACACGCCTAATGCACAACTCTGTGGATAACTATTACTTACCCACAGAAATGTACTTTTCGCTCGGTTTGCAAAAAGTGCTATAGATGGGACCTATTAATAACAGCAAGCAAAAACAAACTGTAAAAATTGTGGGGTAAAACTGACGTTAAGTATTTGATGTATATAGTGTGGATTTTGCATAAAGCGCACTGTTTGTATATACAGTCGAATACACTCCAGAAGCAGTATTTACAAGGGCTCCAGCACCTTTACAGCAGTGACATGGGGTGTCGGGGGTCGGAGGTTCAAATCCTCTCGTGCCGACCAAATAATCCCAGTAAAACCAGCCTTTTAAGGCTGGTTTTTTTATGCCTGTTTTT